TCCATCAACTGTTGGTAAGAAATCAATCTTGAAAGATCTTTTCTGGAAATTGAAGAACTCTCATTCTGCAGCTGACCAAGAGCTTGCTAAGAGTTTTTCAAGAAAAGAAGACTATTATTCTTTAATTCAAATCGTGCAGGATAAAAACAAACCTGAATTAGAAGGAAAGATTATGATCTTCAAATTCGGTAAAAAGATTAATGATTTAATCGAAGCTCAATTGCAACCCGAGTATGGTGACTCTTGCAATCCGTATGATTTATTTGAAGGCCGTGAATTCGCTGTACATGTAAGAAAAGTTGGTGAGTGGAACAACTATGATCTTTGTAACTTCGTAGGAGAAAAAACGCCGATCAAAGTTGAAGGATCTCCGATGAAGAAAAATCAAGATGATATGGCTAAAATCTTGGATTATCTAAATGCAGGACCTAAGAATTTAACTTCTTTCGACTATAAAGACTGGGATGATGAGTTAACTGAAAAAGTTATGAGTGTTATTAAGAACACAGTTCCTGAAGCTAGAATAGTTAATGAAATACTAGGTTCTGTTGCAAGCTCGTCAGGTTCTTATAACCAAGCTCAAAAGCCTGCTTCGACATCAACTTCTGATATCTACAACGATGTTACTAATACCAGAGTTTCTTCAGACAATAAAGTTGCTGAAGCTCCTAAACAACAAAGTGCATCATCAGGTTCTTCTTTAGAAGATCTTTATAACGATCTTTAATCACAAAAATAATTGGACAGCCCTTAAATGGGTTGTCCTTTTTTATTTACAATGGAAGCATCCAGAATAGAAGGCCTTTTAAAAACAATTCTTGAGAAAGAGTTTAGGGGAGATCCAGGTAGACAAATAATCTACAAGGCTGGAAATCGTCTAAATTTTTCGTGTCCATATTGCGGCGACTCTAGCACGAATTCTAAAAAGAAAAGAGGTAATTTCTATCTGGATACGCTTTCATATAAATGTTATAATGGAGGATGTGGAATTTTCAAAGATTCTTTCTCCTTGTTTAAAGATTTTTCAGTCTACTCTAAACTTTCGGGAAATGAGAGGGAAGAGATCAGAACAATACTTGACGAGAATAAAACTAAAAGAAAATCATCATACGGGAAAATTGATATAGGATTCTTCTTTGAAACCGATATAAATGAGGTTATTATACCTAGAGATTTCTTTATGAGAGCTTTAGGCCTACAGGAGATTCAGAATTCGAAGATTCAAATGTACATTCAAAGAAGATGTCAAAGGATGGATTCAAGATTTGCTTGGGACCCAAAAAGACAGAAGCTGTATCTATTTAACCTTACCCCCGATGATAAGATCATAGGATTACAAGTTAGAAATATGGATTCAGTGAAAGGATCTTCTAAATATCTCACTTATAAGTTAAGTGGGATCTATGAGAAGATCATGAAGATGGCAGATCCTGTAATTCTAGAAAAGGCCAGAGCGGTTGATCCGATCTCCCACGTTTTCGGAATTGGATTTTTAGATTTCGGAAAGGAGATAACTATATTTGAAGGTCCAATGGATTCTTGGCTTTGGGAAAACTCTACTGGACTTTGCTCCCTGGAAAATAAATTCCCCTTCGATGTTGAAAACATCAGATACTGGTACGACTGGGATAAATCAGGGATAGAGAAGTCAATGGATCTTCTAGGCTCTGGTAAAACAGTTTTCAACTGGGGAAAATTTCTGGAAGAGAATGCTATAACTAAAAATAGAAAGTGGGATTTAAATGACATTGTTATTCATTTAAGAACCACTGGAAAAAAGATAAAAAGATTCGATAACTATTTTACAAACGATGTCCTTGACCTTAGATATTTTATTAATGAGTGATGTGTTCTCAGGATTAGATAGAACAGAAGACTGGGAATCAGAATTCACTGAAAGATCTGGATCCAAAATTAAATTCCCTTTAAAATTGAGAGAGGAGAGATTAAATGGACTTGATATCAATTTTAAAGATCCGGAGGTTAAAGAGCCGAAGGGAAAGAAAGAAGAGATTAACAAGAAAGTAAAAGTGGTAGACACAGCAAAGAAAAAAAAGAGCGATAATAAAAAACTATTCTAATGTCAGAAGAAAAAAAGGATTTTGGTAAAATATTTGAGAGAGAAAGGGCTGAATGGAAAGAGAGCATTCAGGGGATTTCACTGCACCTGAAAAATATACAAACAGTAGCAAAGGCTCAGGTTGATCTTTTCAGTCAGAGACAAATCCTACTAGAGTATAGTTACAAGCTGGCCGCTATAGTAACTAAATTGAATTCCAAATATTCCTCTGATAAAGCAAGGAAGATGAGGGAGTATTCAGAGAGAAGTGATGTCAGATACGGATCAAACGAAAAAACTGTTTTGATCGAAGGTGACTTAACTGAGATTTCTGAAAAAATAGAACTGGTGGAAAGCCATAGAAAATTTATAGATCAAACTGTGCAGACAGTTGATCATATGTTATATGGAATACGCCAAAGAATAGCTTTAGAAGAGTATTTAAGAGGGTCCACCGTAAAATAAGATACATAGATGGATGAACATTTACAAAATAACAAATATAATTAACGGCTTGATCTATATAGGACAGGAGAAAAATTATAACCCTAGTTATTATGGAAGTGGCATTTTAATAAAAAAAGCTATATCTGAATTGGGGATAGATAATTTTAAGAAAGAAATAATAGAATACTGCAAAGATCATAATGAACTAAATGAAAGGGAAATTTTTTGGATAAAGGAGCTAAATTCAAGGAACCCAAGTGTAGGATATAATCTAGCCCCTGGTGGATCTCTTTTTATGACGAGCCCGGAGATCTCAAAAAAAATATCAAACACACTGAAAGGGAAATATGTTGGTGAAAAAGCATTTAGATACGGGTTAAAAATAACAGAGGAGCATAAAAAAAAGATTTCAGAGGCTAACAGAGGAAAAGAGGGAATTGAAAATAAGATGTGGCCGGAGGAGAGAAGAAAAAAAGCATCAGAAAAAAGAAAAGGTATTAAGCTATCCGATATAACTAAAGAAAGATTATCTAAAGCACATACCGGAAAAAAATTAACGGAAGAGCATAAAAAGAAGATATCCGAGGGACTAGAGAATAGAACATATACTGATGAAATAAAGGAAAAACTAAGAAATAGTAATATAAATAAAAAACAAAAAAATTCAAAAACTGTGAATGCAGAAAATATAGAAACAAAGGAAGTTATCTTTTTTAATAACATCTCTCAGTGTTCTAGATTTTTTAATGTTACTCGGCAAAGAGTGAAAGAAAATACAGTTACCGGATGGGAAATTAATGTAAATAAAGAAGAGTAATATGTTAAATTTTGATATCTCACCTGACTCTCAGTTTTTAATATTAAGAGAGCACACGGAGGAGGTGGAAAAAAAGCAATTGGAATTGTCTTTAACCAAGAAAATTCACAATCATTTTTTCCACCCCTTGGTGAAAAAAAAAAAAAATATGGGACGGGAGTATATGTTTCGTAGAAAAGAAAGGGCATTTCTGGAGAGTTCCAATAGGTCTTTGGAGAGAGGTGATGCAGATCGGAGAAGACTATAATATAAAGATTGAAATTCAGGGCTTAGATAAAATTATCACCAAAGAGTTAACCCTCGAAGAATTTACATCATGGGTGAACGACTTCTTTGCTGATTCGAAAATAGAGCCTAGAGATTATCAGATTGAAACCGCTTGGAAGATCATAAAGTATCGTTACTCAGTTTCTGAAGTTGCAACGTCTTCTGGTAAAACCCTGATCTCATTTATGATTTTCGCTTATCTTAAGTCACAGGGTCTGATTCGAAAGTTTATGATGGTTGCTCCTAATAACAATCTGGTTATACAGGGAAGTGAAGATTTTGATGACTATGGCCTTGATAAGCTTGGAGTTAAGATCCAACAAATCGGTGGCGGTAGCAAACTTAGGGAAGGATGTGATTTAATTATTGGAACATACCAGTCCCTTGTTAAACAAGAGAGCGAGTTCTTTGAGCAGATAGATGCTGTCTTTGTGGATGAGGCTCATCATACAAACTCCCAATCAATTAAGAAGATAGTTTCCCAGTGTATGCACTCCAAGTGGAGATTCGGTCTAACTGGTACTTTAACAAAAAGAGGAACAGCAGACTATTTAACTATCCAGCAATTCTTAGGACCACTTTTAGTTGAAATCCCGCCAAGTTTCCTATTTGACAATAAATACGCGACTCCAGTTTCGATCAAGGTGGTGATTATGGACTGGCTAGAGCAAGAATATAAGGATAAGCTTTCTGATCTTAAGTTGAATAGTAATAATCTAGAGGGAAATGAAGTTTATAACATAGAAAGAAAACTCGTGATTGAAAGTAAGAAGAGACTAAACTATGTTGTGGATTTTGTTTGTAAAACCTCTAAAAATTCTCTTGTTCTTTTCCAATCTGTTAAGGATGAATATGGAAAACATATCTGGAACAGCATAAGGGAGAAAACCAGCGACAAAGAGGTTTTCTATGTGGACGGTGACACTGATGAAGGACTCAGAGAAGAATATAAGTCTAGGATGGCCGGAGGCGGAAACAAGATCCTAATAGCCACCTATGGTACATTCGCCACTGGTATTTCTATTAATAATATACATAATATCTTTCTAGTTGAATCCTATAAGAGCGAGGTTCTAATCAAACAGAGCCTAGGAAGGGGTATGAGAAAGATGGAGGGTAAGGATAAAGTGAATGTAATAGATTTTGTTGACGACTTTTGCACACCCAAATACCAGAACTATCTAGTTAAGCATGGAAATGCTAGAATTGAAATTTATAAGAAAGAAGGCTTTGAGTATAAGATTTTCAAAGTAAAACTTTAATTTTGGGGATATATACAAGAAAGTGTATTTAAAACATGAGAATAAAGAATTTTCAGGAATTTAAGGGTGATGCTATCAGCGAAAACTATGGCAGATATAGTAGCGGTGGTGGTTATTACTCTAGCGGAGCTAGTGATTATTACAAGGGTAAAACCAAATTCAGCAAGTGGATGAGAAGCCTAGCGGATGATATGAAGGCAAAACACAGTGAATTGGTCGCAACCGATGATATTTCAGGTGGGGATCTTGGTAGTCAAACCCTTAGAAGATCTCAGTCTTTTATTCCTCTACTGGGAAGACTGATATTTGGCGCTGGTGCAGCAATTGCAGATTTTTTTTCTAAAGGCGATTCTAAAGATTCTTTTTCGAAATTAAATAAATCCGAATTGAAATCCAAAGAGAAGGATGTTCTAAGCGACTGGGAGAAGAGAAATTTAGAGGGAAAGAAAGTAACAAAAAAGGATGCCGAAGATTTTTATAAGTCCGGAGTTCTAAAAGGTAAGAAATACTTTGGACCTAAATTTGATCCAATGTCTCCCAAGAATAAAGAGGAAGAAACATATAGCGACTACTTGGGTGGAGCTATGTCTAAATATTACGAAAGAATAGATCACAAATAATGTCAGATAAAGTTCTTAATTTTAACAGATTCAATAAGCTAAATGAAGGTGGCGCCGCAATTAAATCTTCAAGAAGAATCAGGGAAGACGAGTTTCCTGGAACTCTAGAAGACATTAAAGCTGCGCTCTTTCCAATCTTAGGAATAGATCCAAACCAGCAAGGAGTTGAGTATATTGTCATTGGGAGTATCGGAAAAAAAGGAGATCCATCAGAAACATCTGGTGATTTAGATATTGGCTATGATGGCAACTGGTTTTCTAGAAAAGAAGGTATCGGATACAAAGAGTGCTCTAAGAGAATCTACGATATACTAGAATCTGAAGTGGAAAAGAATCTTGGATTCTACCCAGAGATAAAGCATATGCCGGGATTAAATATAGTGAGTATAGGCTGGCCGATCGAGGGGGATGCTAATAAAGGAGCGGTGCAACTGGATCTAATCCCGCTATCTAGTATAGAGTGGGCAGATTTCATTTACTATTCCCCTGATTACAAAAGAAACGAAAGCAAGTACAAATCAGCTCATAGAAACTGGCTTCTGGCTGCAGTTCTATCTGCTAGAAAAGAAATACTATCTAGAGATGAAAGCGGAGAGGTTATGGAATATGATGCACCAGTACTTATTCTAAGCGATGGCCTTTTCTGGCACACTAAATCTTATAAGGGAAAAATTAAGCCAAGATTAAAGCACGCTCAAAAAATACAAGGCAGTGAAAGATTCGTAACTAACGACCCTCAAGAGTTCATAGATTTCTCCCTAGGACGGGGATACACCACAGATGATGTTAAAACTTTTGAGGATCTCTTTAAAATTATAACATCTTCTGATTTTGAATTGAAGGATTTTTTACCTGAAATCAAAGAGAAGTATATAGAATATCTAACACGTGCAGGTTTACCGATGCCAAGCGAAATAAATCAGTTAAATTAAGGTAAAATAAGAATTATGTCAGGGATCACCCATTTATACGAGCTTTACAATAAAAGAGGCAAGGAGTTTATAGATAAACTTCTAAATTCTTACGTTACCATTAATGAAAAAATGGACGGCTCTGCTTTTATATTTGAGAGGGATCCGCAAACTGGAAAATTCAATTTCTACAAAAGAGATCAGAGAAATCCTATCACCATGGTGGATAGAACTCTAATGAAGTACTACGAAAAACCAATTCAGTACATAGAGTCTCTACCTCCTCATGTTCTGAATGAAATACCTAGGGGATGGAGGTTTGGCCTGGAATATTTCTCAAGCAATAGCCCAGTTGAGATCGTGTATGATCGTGTTCCTAAAAACAGTCTAATTCTCTCTTATGTCCATAAGAAAGATGAAAATGGAAAGATCAAAGGCACAATACAGGATAAGGAAGATCTAGACACTTGGGCGGATCTTTTAGGGGTTGAAAGAGCACCTATTATTTTTCAGGGCAGATTAACGGAGGAACAGAAATTCCAGATACTTAATTTTTTAAGAACACCTTTCGAGGATTTGGTTACTGAGTATAAAACCAGAAGCTTTGTGGCTTTTATTATTGGTGTGCTTAATCCCGAATTAAAGACCACAGCCTTAAACATAGATCTTGATAAACCCATCGAGGGCATAGTCTTCAGATTCGGAGAGCAGGATTCGGAGGAAGACATAGTTCTTTCTAAAATGGTTGATCCAGTTTTCACTGAGCTTGCAAAATCCAAAGCCAAAAAGAAGAAGGACGATAAGCCCAGCGATTTTCTAGGCATTGCAATCTTAGATGTCATGAATTTCATACTTGAAAGAGGAGTTAATTCTTTTGAAGTTGAAGGTGACAGTGAGGATAAAAGGTACATCTCTTTTATTTCTGACGTTTTTTATAAATTTTTAAACGAGTATTCATCTAAATATAAAAATACTGACTTTCAGGAGCCGGAGTATTTAAAGAGAGATGAATTCAGGGTAAATCGGGATCTGATCAAAGACAAGAAAGTTTTAAAGTACCTGGATCAGGATGACTCTTTTGAATCGCTCTATAAGCTCATTTTAAACTCATTTAGGAAGATTAAGAAAAGACCCAGTGGAATAATAACCCAGGGGATAATGGATCAGTTTAACAGCCTAGTTTCGGCCATAGAAGCAAAAGTTTCTGTGAAGAAGAAGGAAACAGTTAACGAGTCACAATCTATTCCGTCTTTCCTTGATTTTAAAAAGAATAATATAGGAAAACAGAAAATAGAGTACGTCACAACTGAAGACATCAAAGAAGCAGACGAGCCAGAAAAAGAAGACTACTTCTATTCATATAATGAGTTTATCTCAGCTCTAGAAAAAGTTGATTCCTCTGAGAAGCCTAAGGTGGCTTCAATTAAGGAAGATGATCAGAATAAAGAGCAAAAACTAGAAGATGTAAATCTTATAGTTGGAAGATTTCAGCCTTTCCATAATGGTCATCTAAAGGCCGCTAAGTTCTTGCAGGAAAAAAATAATCTTCCTTGTATAATAGCTGTGGTTCATCCCGGACACGAAAAGTCTAAAAATTCTCCATTTTCTCAGGATCTAGTTAGCAGATACATGGAGGGACTAGTAAAAGAAAATCCAAATCTAATAAAGGGATTTTTTATAGTTAACAGAGGACTACTAGGTGTTATTTACGGAACTGCTAAACAGCATGGATACCTTGTAAAATGCATAGGTGCAGGCGAAGATAGAATAGCAGACTATAAAAAACAGGAGGAGTACTTAAAGAAACACGGAAGCGATTTTCCGGAGGATATCAAAATTATAGAAACCCCAAGATCTACAAGTGCCACCGAGGTGAGAGAAAAACTGAAGAATGAGGATTTCTTAGGATTTAAAAAACTAGTCCCAAGCTCAACAGCAGCTTTCTATCAGCAATTTGTTTCTGCTCTAAATGACAGAGACATTAAAATAACAGAATCCGAAATTGCAGATGAAGATTCAGAAATACAAGATAAAAATAATCAAGAAGAAATGAAGAGAATATCTAACTTCAATGAGTTTAAAATAATGTCAAGAGATGGCATCAACGAATCTGATGGATTTGGAACCTCTCCATTCTTGCTTAAGAAAGTGAGTGACATCTACCATTACTTTTTCAGCATAGAGAAAGAAAAAGGTGGTGAATCTAATGGATATCACTTCGTTATAGGAAAATACTCTGACGTTGAAGTTATTGAAGGAGCTAAAAATTCGTACTGTGTGTTAACCCTGAATCAAATTTCACACGAGTTAATCGAGGATATCGCGGTAGACAAAGAAGAAATTCCTGGAATTAACGATGTTAAATTTGAAGCTACAGGAAATGATGTTGCTAGATTAATGGAGTCTTGCTCTAGATGCCTAACTAATTATCTTGAGTTGAATCCAAAGGTAAATCGCATTTACGATGAAATCCAGCAAAATCTTGAATTTAAAGGTGATGGCACATATATCGAGTTCATGAAATCAATAGTTATTTCATACCTAGGAGAAAAATGGAGCGTCCAAGAAGGGGCTAGCAAAAAATCTGTCCTAATTAGCAGATAAGAAACATCCAAGATAAATACAGCTATAATTAAAAAATAAAATAATATGGAAACTTATTTAAAAATGCAGGCTCTACTAGAGCAAATCAAACCAGACGTTGAGAAAGTATTCGATAAAGGAAACGGATCAGCTGGTACCAGAGTTAGACAAGCAATGCAAGAGATCAAAGCAATGGCACAAACTCTAAGAACTGAAATTCAAGAAGCTAAGAAACAAAAAGCGTAATTTTTAAAACCTCAAAAACAATTTAGAATGAGTTATTATTTAGTAAAAGTGAATTTTGAAACAGGTGAAGTTAAACAAAATGGGGATGCCATTGTTAAAAAAGTTGAATTTTTAGTATCAGGGGATTCTGTTATCGAGGTTGAAACCAAGGTAGCTCAGTATCTCGATGGTACAGTTGGAGCATTTGAGACCACTCAAATCTCTAAAACAAAAATAGAGGCCGTCGTAGGCAACGAAAATGTCGAAAACTAAAAACCCAGAAACGAGCTTTTATGCTCCTCCACAATCCCCAATAGCTATCCAGCCGGGCGACACTGGATTTAAAACAGTTGGTAAAGGATATAACAGATTCATCTGGACCTTTAGCGATTGGCATAAAAGCAAAAAGAAGATTATAGATCCTGATAAAAATTGGGGTTTAGCCTCTAAGCCGATCACTCAAGCAGAGTGGGACAAAAAGAAAAAAGACCTATATCTTTAGGTCTTTTTCTTTGATATATACATCATAACAAAACAAACCCACATGCCATCAGTAACAGTAGCACAGCAAAGATTAATGGCGCAGGCTTACGCGATTAAGACTGGTGAGCTTCAACCATCAGATTTAAATCCCAAATACAGGGACGAAATCGTGCAATTAGCTCAAAAAATGACAGCTAAGCAGCTTAAAGATTTTGCTTCTACTAAACATAAGGGTTTAAAGCATCACATAGATGAGGAGCAGCTAAAGGATTTACCTGTAAGTTTAGAACCGATCCCTTCGGAATCAATGCCTAAATTTAATCCGAAAGGGCCGGGTAAAATCATACCTTTTCTTGATCCTGATTCTAAGCAGGCAAAAAAAGGCAAGAAAAATCTTGAAAATTTAAAAGACTATAGAGACTGGATATCTAATAAATCATGAGTTCAATAGCTGCATATCTTAATGGGATGAACCAAGCCAGAGGCATACAGAGTCACAACTCTGTAGAGGGATTGATACGCTCAGCCTTGGGGAATAGATTTAGGGAGCAACCCATTAATACCGAGAAGCCATTGAATGAGGGCCAACAGCATGTTCCAGTTAAGCCCCAACCTCAACAACAAGAGCATCCACAGCAATCTTATACCTCTGTTGAATCTGCACTTCGTAATGTCAATGAAGTTTTAAATTCAGCTTCAGAATTAATTAATGAGATTGAAAGTGAGTCTCATCAAGAAGAAATACAAACAAAGAAGGTTCAACAAAAAACAAATCCTCCAAAGAGAGATACTGAGCTATCACCATTTCAGAGAGCCCTTCTGACAATGAATGAGAGCCAATGGAATGATCTCCAGCAGAAGGTGCAAGCACCTCCTCAGCCGGAACCAGCTCCGCAACCTGCTCCTAAACCAGCACCGGTATATCGTGAACCCGAACCTGAACCATACTACGAAGAGCCTAAATCTCGTCCTACCAATAGGAGCAGAGATTATGTTTTTCATAGAGATGCGGATGAAACTTTTGAGTGCACGGTTAATGTTGAAGGAGGAGATCCAGAGAACACAACTGCTAGATTAGTCTTGAAAACAGACTCTTGGAACGTGGTGTTCGACGGCTTCGTAACAAAGAATGGAATCTGCACGGTTCCTCTGAAAAAATTATCTCTGTTCCAGGATGGAACAACAGGAAAAGCCTATCTAGAAATAGTAGTTGAGGATGTTATATTTACTCCTTGGGAAAGTCCATTTAGAGTGGCTATGTCTAAGAAAGTATCAGTTCAATCACCATCCTTAAATAGAAGATAAGATGTCAGGCAACAACCCACACTATAACCTTACCGACCAAAAAATATCTTTTACGTTTCAGAACGTACTACAGACTGATGGATTTGGTAATTTCTACAATGGACTAGGAGACGAGATTATTATTTCCGGCGGAAGTGGCGGAGGAGCTTCTGGTATTTCTGGCTTAAGCGGTCTTAGTGGATTTAGTGGAACTAGCGGTTTATCTGGGATAGAAGGTGCGTCAGGTATCTCAGGGGAATCTGGTATTAGTGGTATATCAGGAGAATCAGGAATCAGCGGTATTTCTGGTGAAAGTGGGATATCGGGAATCTCAGGTGAAAGCGGATTTAGTGGTGAGAGTGGTATATCAGGAGAGTCAGGTATCTCAGGAGAGTCTGGGATTAGCGGTATATCAGGAGAAAGCGGAATATCAGGTGAGAGTGGAATTAGCGGATTGAGCGGTATTTCGGGTATTAGTGGTTTAAGTGGTATC